TTAAATCATTAGCCATCGCGAACACGAAAACAATAGCCAAAACGAAACTCAGTGACTCTGATTGGTACGTAATTAGAAGTTCCGAAACCGGAGGTAAAGCAGTCCCAACTAACGTTTCGACTTACAGAGCGGCTGTAAGAACAGCTTGTGCTTCTATTGAGGCCAAAATTACTGCTTGTAAAAAACTTGATGACTTTATCAAGTTACATGAAGTCCCAATGAAAGACGGTGTGCCAACAGGCAACGCTCCGATCAACGATTGGCCTGATGAGGTAATTTGATGACGGCACTTAAACTGGTACAAGGGGACACCGGGCCACAGGTTAAGGCTACGCTAACAAGATCAGATACCGGCAATGCTGTTGATCTCACGACGGCATCGTCTGTTACGATGCATTTCCGGGAAAAACATACGTCCACTGTTTTGTTTAGCAACACAAATCAAAGTAGCGCGCAAGATCAGGGCAATGGGATAGCAATCTTCATATTTTCAGCGGGACAGTTGAATGTCACATCAGGCGAGTATGAAGCGGAACTTGAAGTCGTTTTTGCTGATGGTACTCGTGAAACTGTATTTGAAACCATAGACTTTACGTTGAGAGAAGATTTCTCGTGACAATAAAAAGATCAGTTGCATTTGCCAGGTTACTTGCAAACACAACGGTCAAAAAAATAAAAACGACGATCACTTTTGCACGTATCAAATCATCTTCTACTCTATCTCGTCTATCATCTAAAATAACTTTATCTCGCCTGGTATCGAACACTACGCTCTCTAGATTGCAAGCCGTGGCTGCGGTACGTCGGATACAAGCAACAATTGTAATGGCACGTCTAAAAGCAGATGCGTTGATTGGAGAGTTTATTTTAATTCGGAATCCAACTGACACAGCGAGCGCGTCAGAAACTACGTCTTTTAGCGTTTCAAAAGCCCTGGTTGACGCATCTAACGTAACTGAAAACCATGTCATAGGTTTTGGAAAAAATATTACCGACACATCGACTGCTACAGAATTACTGGCAAAAGCCTTTGTTGCGGCCCGTGCGGATACATCTATCGCTTCAGAAGCTGTGAGCAAATCGTTTAGCAGGCCAGCCAGTGATAGCGGATTTGTTTCGGAAGTACAAATTACTAATTTCGGCAAGAATCCTGGTGATTCTTCAGTAGCGACCGACAATAATGTTTTTTCTGTGGGCAAAAATCCTTCAGATAATCCGATCATTAGCGAAACACCAGTGTTTGCTATAGCGAAAGTGAGAGCAGACTCTAGCGTAGCAAGTGAATCCTTAAGTAGTCAGGTGGGTAAATCTATTGCTGACACACCGACAGTAAATGATGTATTTGCAAAAAGCATGGGATTTAGTCGTTCATTTTCTGACACAGCATTTGCTACTGATGATGTGGACGGAGCGGCCAGCGCACAAGATGATCAAGAAATGCATTTCAGCAAAGTCACCTCTGATATTTCACACGTAAGCGAATCGGCTGTAAAATTAACCAGTAAAACGCTGACAGACAGCGGAGTGATGTCAGACAGCGGCACTTTCAGAGGTCAAGGTTATTGTGACTTTGACTATTTTGCTGATGATTATGTTGGCTTTTCGGGGACGTTCTAGGAGATAGAAATGTTAAAAGATTCACTGAAACTCAAAGGGCGTGTTGGCATTGTCCTCAAGGATAAAGACGGAAATGTCAAAGAAACGCGAGAAGTAGATAATTTAGTCGTGAACGCAGGGTTAGATTACATTGCATCACGCATGAAAGATGCTAGTGCCACTGCAATGACCCATATGGCGTTAGGCACGAATTCGACTGCGGCGGCGGCTGGTCAGACAGCTTTAAGCGCACAAGCTGGAAGCCGAGAAGCATTAGATTCGACAACTGTGACTAGCAATGCTGTCGTTTATGTCGCTAGTTTTGAGGCCGGGGACGCAACTGGCAATATTGTCGAAGCAGGGCTTTTCAACGCATCTTCTGGTGGAACCATGCTATGTAGGACGGTTTTTGGATCGGTTGCGAAACAAGCTGACGATAGTATGACCGTGACATGGACGGTGACCATCTCGGCTTCATAGGTGATTTATGACTACAATCACTACGAGAGCAGGAAAAGGGAGCCCGTTGACCTCGGGGGAGGTAGACTCAAATTTCACCTCCCTCAACACAGATAAGCAGGAAGTTCTCTCAGAGGGATCGTTTGTTAATGGCGATAAAACCAAATTGGATGGTATCGCTGCATCTGCTACTGCTAATCCTAATGCTCTAAATAATGTATCTGAAGACAGTAGCCCCGAGCTTGGAGGTAATCTCGACTTATCGACGCACGACATTATCACATCATCAAATAGGGATATTGAACTCGCGGCAAATGGTACGGGCAAAGTAGTCGTAAAAGGTAATACTAATCAAGGTACAATAGTCCTCAACTGCGAAGCTAACACTCACGGGCAAACAATTATAGCTCAACCTCATAGCGAAGGAGTGACAAATACTCTTACGCTTCCCGCCGGAGGTGATCAAGAAATAGTTGGAGCGTCAGCAACGCAAACACTTACCAATAAGACTCTTACATCAGCAGTTTTGAATACAGGCGTTTCTGGAACTGCTATTAAAGATGAAGACAACATGAGTTCTAATTCTGCAACTCATCTTGCGACGCAACAGTCAATCAAAGCGTATGTCGATGCGGAGGTCGCAGGGGCCGGAGGTGGCGGTGTGACTGTAGAAGATGAGGGCTCAGCTCTTTCTACTACTGCAACGACCTTGAATTTTGTTGGGTCCGGTGTCACGGCAAGCGGGACAGGAGCGACTAAAACAATTACTGTTTCCGGTGGTGGGAGTTCTGGGATTACCGTCGAAGATGAGGGTTCAGCGTTATCAACAGCGGGAACAACCCTCAATTTCGTTGGAGCGGGAGTCACAGCAACAGGGACCGGAACTACAAAAACGATAACTGTATCTGGCGGTGGCGGCTCTTCCGGTCAGACGTTAATTAGCTCTGGCACGGTCACGAGCGCCTCTAGCATAGATTTTGATAGCTCGGTTTTAACTGGTCATGAAAGTTATCGAATTGTGTTAAGTAACGTCACTCCAACCGTCGATGGCAGAGAATTAAGAATGAGGGTTGGAACTAGTGGAACGGGTTTAACTGGTTCTATTTATTCGCAAAGCCTTTATCAATACGGCATAAGAACCAACAGTCAACAATACAGCGCCTCTCAAAACAGTTATCTTTACCAGTTTTTTTATATAACCGCAAATCTAAATGGCATGGGAACTGGTACAGCAGAGAATCTATATGCAGAGATTTATTTCCCAAATTTTAATAGCACTACTGGCTTTAAACACGCTGTCTGTAGAGTATCTAATTATTCGTACATTCCTGCCATTATGGGGCAAAGAATTAGCGCAATGATGGCTCGAACTCAAGATGCTCTGAATTTCGTTACCTTCTTTGCAGAATCAGGAAATATTGCGACAGCCACGTATCGATTATATGGGCATAGCTGATGACACAAAAAGCAGTCATAACATCATCCGGTTTGAAGATGATCGATTTATCGGAATCTGAAGAACAAGCTGAACGTGATAAAATTATCGAGGCCGAAAAAAATATTCCTGAAAAACGCAAGGCAGAGATCAGAGCTATTAGGGAGCCTTTATTTGAAGAGGCAGATATAGCAATATATAAATTAGAGGACTCTGGCGGGGACACTACTGCGTGGAGAAAATATAGGCAGCAGTTGAGAGATATGACGGATCAAGATGATCTAGATAACCCGATTTATCCTACGAAGCCATCCTGAATATTTACTTAGGGAAAAATCTATGGACAACAAAACCGTCGCGTCAGCACACAAAAGAATCAATGAACTAGAAAAAGAAGTCATTGCTATCCAGACTGAGATAAAAATTCAGTTCAAAGACCTGTTCGAGCGCACCAAGAGATTGGAAACGATATTGATTGGTGCAACCGGGGCCATTTTATTGGTCACTCTTACGGTCTTATTTAAGATGCCCTAGTTATGATTTTCGAGGCCATTGCCGCCATCGAGCTTGCGAATCAGGCGATCAATGGTATTAAGGAACTTGCCGGTCATGTCACATCTGTTGGTCAGATGGGAAAGCAACTGACTCAGTTAGCAGATGCCCATGAAGAACTAGAAAGAGATGCTGAAAAAGGAAACATGGAGGCGTTTTGGGCACTAGAGGACATTAAGAAAAAAGAGTATCAAATCAAGCAGTTATTCATATATGCCGGTAGACCGGGTCTATGGGAGGATTATCAGACCTTTATTCGCAACCGGAAAGAGATGAAGCGGAAGGCAGAGGAGCGTGAAAAGCGTAAGAAATTGGCTCGCCGAAAAGCCATTAAGGACGGACTTATTTATACTGCTGCTGTACTTGCTGGTTGCCTCACCGTCGCTGGTGGCATTTGGCTCCTACTTGCTATCATTAGTTTAAAAGGGCGGTAATGTCTTGGGTTCTGATGGGGATTTTCGTTGCTGATATGACATTCTTCTTCCGAATACTTGAGATACATCGGACGCATATCGAATGTTTATATGCTGGAGAAGCTATGGTTCAGAAACTAGGCAGGCCGATTAGGAACTATAATGTAGTTTGTGTGCCAACAGATCAGATTGACGGAGATGTGTGATGGGTCAGAAACAGCTTCAAAAAGAGTCGATCTATAATGAATACGATGAAGATGGTGATGGTATCGTAAGCGACGAGGAGCTTTCGCACGTCAAAACCATCAAAGAGACAGAAACAGCGTTACGAAAAAATCTAGCCCAATTACGCATGGCTAGATATACCCTGATAGCTATGGGCGCGTTTACCGCCGCAATGTTCTTTGTTCCATTAGATCGAGTACAAGCATTATCAGATATCAGTAATCTATTTTACATCTCAGGGGCAGGAATCGTTGGCGCGTATATGGGAACTACAGCATGGATGGCCAGAAAATGATACAAGCATTGATTGGCCCCGTTACAGGATTGTTGGACAAAGTAATTGAAGACAAAGACCAAAAAGCTAAGCTGGCACACGAAATTGCGACTCTCGCTGAACGGCAAGCGCATGAAGCGGCGATGGGGCAGATTCTTACGAATCGTGAAGAAGCGAAACACAAATCCATCTGGGTGTCAGGATGGAGACCATTCTGCGGATGGGTCTGTGGGGTCGCGCTGGCGTATCACTTTATACTTAGCCCACTCATTATATTTGGAGCTAGTTGGTATGGCGCGGAGATACCTGAAATCCCTGCGTTCGATATGGATGCGTTGATGACTATTTTACTTGGAATGCTTGGGCTCGGTGGCCTGAGAACCGCAGAAAAGGTCAAGAAGGTAACAAAATGATATATCAATTGAGTCAAAGATCACTAGACCGCCTGGAAGGTGTCGATGAAAGACTCGTCAAAATTGTGTCCAGGGCTATTCAAATCACTGACACAGATTTTGGGGTCATCCAAGGTTTACGGACAGAGGAAGAGCAAAAAGCGTTAGTTGAGAAAGGAGCGAGTAAAACCATGAAGTCTAAACATTTAGATGGACTTGCGGTCGATCTAATGGCCTATATTGATGGGCGTGGCTCATGGGAGTTGAATGTTTACGATAACATAGCAGAAGCCATGCAACAGGCTGCAACAGAAGAAAGCGTTGATATTCGGTGGGGGGCAGCTTGGCACATCCCCGATTTACGTGGTTGGACGGGAACAATGGAAGAAGCTATGAATGACTACATAGATACAAGGAGAAGCCAGGGACGCAGACCTTTCATCGATGCGCCACATTTTGAGCTGATGACATAAAAAAAGCCCGCAGGGGAAATCGCGGGCTATCATTCAGTTTTATCCAATGAGGGTAAACAAAACATCATCTAAACTACTATATACAAAACAAAAGTCAAATTGTAATTTTACTATCATAAATAGTTGACTGACTATCTAAAAATGATTTATCGTTGCCCTGAGTAGTTAATGAGGGGGATAAATCGTGAGTACTAGAAAAACAGCAAAACAATCTGACTTTCAAGAGCTTTGGGAAACCTTGTCTCAACTCAATTGTGATGAGCATACAGAAAACGCAGGAAGATTTAAGTATTTAACTTGGTCCTGGGCATGGAAAATTTTCATGGAGCATTGCCCTCAAGCAAGATATGTCATTCACGATGATCTTGTATTCCCAGATCAATCAAGGGAAGTTCGTGTTTCTATTTCCGTAGAAATCAAAGGCGAAACGATTGAGCGTATGATGTGGTTGCCTGTTATGAACAGCGCACACAAAGCAATTTTTAATCCAAATTCGTATGAAATAAACACCGCTCGAATGCGTTGTCTCACTAAGTGTATGGCGATGTTTGGACTAGGTCATTATATCTATGCGGGTGAAGACTTACCAGCAGTGTTAAAAACGTGGCAAAAGAAAGAGATTGATAAGTTAGTTAGGGAAGCACAGATCAAGGGCAACTTCACAAGTGAAGATTGGAAAGCCTTAAGGGAGTTGACGGGTACACAAGAATTGCGCGATTGCCCACCTGAAAAATATGAAGACCTCATCAACTCTTTAAAGGGCACCTCGGTCCCGCTTACGCTTCCAGGGTTAACTGACGAGCAAAAGAAAGAGATTGATGAGGCAGTCAAAGAAGCAGAGGAGAGTGGCAACTTCACGGATGAAGATTGGAGTAAATTGTATAAGTGGCAGCATGTTGAAAACATACATGATATCCAACCAGAACATTTCGACAATGTGATTAAAGGCTTAAACAAAATCCGTGACCGTGAAAAAGAAACAACTGAGAAGTCTGAAAAATGAGGATTATTGAAGCGAAACAAGGCACTGATGAATGGCTAATGGCCCGTTTAGGTTGTCCATCAGGATCAGGCTTCTCGAAACTAATCACCGCACAAGGCAAGGAATCAACGAGCCGTGCGAGATATGTCAATGCTTTGATTGCTGAAAAGTCTCTCGGTAAACCAACACCCGTATGGGAAAATGAATTTATGATTCGTGGACGCGAGTTAGAGCCTGATGCAAGAGCATTTTATGAGTTTGATAAAAGATGCACTGTAGATGAAGTTGGTTTCTGCAAGCACGATAGCTATGAGTGTGGCGTTAGTCCTGACGGTTTGATTGGGGCCAAAGGTGGTCTTGAGATCAAATGTCCTACTGACGGTACGCATTACGGGTATTTCCGTGCGAACAAGTTGCCGCCTGAGTATAAGGCACAAGTACAGGGATGCTTGTGGATCACTAAGCGCAAGTGGTGGGATTTTCTGTCCTATCACCCATCCCTACCGCCAATGTTAATCCGTGTCGAGCGTGACGAGGATTTCATCAAAGAGCTGGAACGCATCGTGATCGATGTGTGTAAAGAAATAGAACTTGAAACTAAGAATTTGGAGAAATATTTGTGAGTAATAAACCTAGGTTTCAGCATCCAAATAATACTGGAAAGTTATTTAAGAATACCTTTAAAAGCGCTGAAGATCAGCCTGATTATACGGGATCAGCGAAGATCGATAACAAGGAAATCGATATTGGGGCTTGGATTAGGACTGATAAGAACGGTCAAAATTATTTCGCATTTAAGTTCCAAATCATAGAGACAAAGCCAGAGTCAGAGCCAGAGCCCGAGCCAGAAACAACTAAATCAGACATTGATAATCAAATTCCATTTTAAGGAGATAATTAAATGCAATTAGATAATTTCATAGAGTTTGCAGTATCAGAAAAAGCAAATTTTGGTATGTGCTTGAAAGTTGCAATGGTAAAACACGATGTCTCGAACATTGATGTTGCAAATTATTTTGGTGTGTTGCCGCAGCAAGTGATTCGGTGGAAACATAAACCTGAGTTCAATATAGCTCAGTTGAAAGAAATGAGTGAATTTTTCCGTATCACACCGTCAACGTTTGTGTCATATGGTTACGAAAAGCAATAAATATACGATCACCAGTGATCGCATGTTAAGTGAAGCATTTCAAGATGCTGCAAAAGCTCTGCAAAAACATGGAACGATTAATGTTCAATGGAGAGCTGGGTCCAGCCGATCAATGAATCAAAACGATCTTTATTGGATGTGGGTCGGTGAGATCGTAGGTCAAGCTAACGCACGATTAGTCAAAAGCTCCGAGTTAACTGACGATATTGTTCCGTTCTCGAAAGAGGAAATGCACGAGTGGTTATGTGAAGAATTCCTGGGGTACGAAACGCATACCGTGGGGAGCAAACAAATCACTACTCTTAAAGGCACTTCAAAACTTTTGAAAGGTGAGATGTACTTTTATATGCAACAAGTTGATGCTTTCGCTCACTCCAAGGGATTCAAACTGACGATTCCAGAAGATTCGGAATATACCAAATTGAAGAAACGGGAGAATGAGTGAAGTCGCGTCGATGCGCTCAGTGTCGAAAAAAATGTCCTTTAGAAAATATATTGACTAGTAATCTGAGGGCGTTTTGTTCAATGGAGTGTTTGATCGCGTTCACCAAGTCGGAAAAGGGTAAGACGGCTATTAAAAAGACCATAGAGCGTCATAATCGCCAAGATAGGGCCAGAGTACTTGACAAACAAAAGACTCGCTCTCAGTGGCTCTCAGAAGCCCAGAGTGCATTTAATCGATATGTACGTTGGCGAGACCGAAATGAACCATGTATTTCGTGCGGAAAATATGTCCGAAACAAATATGGGGGAAATTGGGATGCCTCGCACTATCGCTCACGGGGGTCAGCACCACATCTTAGATTTCATCTTTGGAACGCGCACAAGTCTTGTGTCAAATGTAATCGCTGGTTATCAGGAAACATCGCTGAGTATCGTATCGCCCTGGTTCAAAAAATAGGATTGAATAAAGTTTTAATCTTAGAAAGTTTGCAAACTACCGTAAATCACGATATTGTTTACTTGAAGCGTATTAAAAGTATCTTTACGCGATTGTTGAAACAGAGGCAAAAAAGAAATGGCGCAAATTAAATTAGCAGAAATTTTTGATCAGTGGGCAAGCGATTTTGTCGATATGGATACTGTTGACAATGGGGAAGAAAAACTGCAAGTCGTTTTGAAACGACAGGAAATCGAAGCTCTTATAAAATTACTTGAGGGCTTGAAGCGTTCTTATGATGTGGCCGATGGAATACAGCGAGATGATTAAGAAATCATTGTTAATTCTTTGTTTTTCTGTCGCAGGGTGTTCTTACCAGCCAATTATCGATACGGCTGGTAGATCAGGAACACACACAGAGAATAAAGCCGGGGAGATCACTAACGACGTGCAGCACTGTAAGAATTTGGCTGATACGCATACGGTCAGAACTGTGGATGAGGTGCAGACAGTTATGAACTGGTATTTTTCAACAGTCTCCCTGGGAATCATCCCGCGCAAAGAATCAACGTATAAAAAGAGAGTGCGTAGGTGCTTAGAGGGCCGAGGACACTCGGTGATTGACTGACATGGGTTACGCTATGACTTTTTTTGAAACTAGCAATTATTACTTCTACATGAGTATTGTTGGTTGGCTTTTGGTCATCACTCAAATCGTATTCATTATTTGGTTGATAAGGAACTTTAAGTGATGAATATCAGCGGTAAGTTTTTGTGTAATCATTGTGACAGTACATTTGGCAACGATGATATGGACGCACTTGGATTACGCTGTCCGGTATGTGACGGTTATAAGATATCTTTGGTGTTGGATTTATGGCATGAGCCCGATCCGGCTGATCCGATTCCAGGAATATTTGACAAGCACGGCATTCCGACGTAAAAAGAAAATATGTTCCGGACGGGGTGTGAGATGCCCCTAGCAGACCGGATTGAAGACGAGTAGAAATACCCTGACCGCACTCCGGAACATGGGTAAAGTTTATAAAACTTCCTCTCTTTAGTCTATCCCCGTCCGTTAAAACTGTCGCATGGTGCAGTAGTACGCAAAAGCCAGATGTAGCGTCCGACCTTTGAGGGCGGGACAAACAGCGTTAAAGGCAACTTACGGGTGGGGAGGTGTTACGAGCCTCGGCTAATGCCGCCAAAAGTCGTTGCTGATGACCGGATTGCTACTGGACTATCGTTAAATCTTTACAGGGGGTTGCCTAATAGCCCTCTAAATGACGACTATGGGGGAAAGAAAAGTGGGTGAATACAAAATAGATAAAAATGTACCGATTCCAAAAGGTGAAGATAAACCGCCAAGAAATCCTTTACATCAATTGTTCTTGGAAATGGAAGAAGGTGACAGCGTGTTATTGGATCACGAGAGTGAAGCACAAATTATTCGTAATTGGCTGTATCAGAGGGATGTTAAAAAAAAGAAAAAAGGCGAGCGAGAAATTTGGAATATAACCTGTAGAACGCAAGAAGACGGATGTCGGGTCTGGAAAGTCAAGAGAAAATTGGATGAATAGCGATTCAATAAAACATAAATGGTGGTTATGGCATAAAAAGAATCCACACGTTTATGAGTTATTCAAAAAATTTACATTGATAGCGATTGATCGAGGTCACAAAGAAATGAGTGCCTGGCTCATTGTAAATCGTATCAGGTGGGAGACATCTGTAGAAACTTCTGGCAATGACTTCAAGATATCAAATGATTTCATCGCATATTACGCCAGGCTGTTTATGCACGATTATCCTCAGTATGAAGGTTTCTTCAGAACAAAAAGACTTACGAGGCTATAAATGCAATTGAGAGAACATCAAGAGAAAGCAATCCATTTGCTTAGGAATTCTTTGCGAAATGGTAAAAAACGACCAATCCTCGCAGCACCTTGTTCGTTTGGAAAAACAGTCACTGCTGCGTTTATGCTGGAAGAATCGATAAAAAAAGGGAAGCGAGGAGTTTTTATTTGTGATCGTATTAAACTGGTCGAGCAGAGTCTAGAGGCATTCGATTTCCGCGGCATTGATGTCGGAGTAATCCAGGGAAATCACGACAGATCAGACCACACTAGGCCGGTGCAAATTGCGAGCATACAAACCCTTGCACGTCGGTCAAAGATGCCAATATTCGATTTTGCCATAGTCGATGAATGTCACGCAGTTCACAAGTATCTATTGAAGATGATGGAGGCTTACAACAATATTCCCTTCATTGGACTTTCGGCGACACCATTTAGCAAGGGGCTCGGATCGATCTATGATGATCTGATAGTGCCGATTACACCTACTGAATTATTGAATGAAGGCTACTTATGTCCAACCCATTATTTTGGTGGCAGAAAAGTAAATTTAGATGACATGATTCGCAGGGCGTTACCTACTGGTGGCACTGATTACGATCCTAAGTCCCTGGAAGTACGGATTGAAAAAGACAAAACCCTGGCAGGTGATATTGTTAAAAACTGGTTAAAACACGGGGAAAACAGTCAAACAATCGCCTTCAGTCCATCTATTAATCATTCCAAATCAATGGTCGATCTATTCCGTCAAAATGACATTTCGGCTGAGCATATTGATGGGTACACTGATCCAGAATTGAGACAAGAATTATTCGAAGCACACGATCAAGGGGAATTCAAAATATTGTCCTGTTCTAAACTATTGAACGTAGGTTATGACGCACCCAGCGTGAGATGTTTGATCGACTGCTACCCAACGACCTCAACGATTGCATATGTTCAAAGAGCGGGACGTATAGCCCGTATAGATGATGGTAAAGAATACGCTATTTACCTGGATCATTCTGGCAACGTGTCTCGTCACGGTTTCGCGGAAAATATCGTACCTTTGAAACTAGATACAGGGGATAAACAATTCACTGAGACCAACCAGATCGTGAAAGAAAAACAAGCGGTCGTTTGGGAGTGTCCCGAATGTTATCAGCAGCGCACAGGGGTAAAATGTCCGTGCGGCTATGAGTTACCGCGATTAGAAAGAATAAAACATGACAACCAGATGTTGCGGCGATTAGGCAAACAGCAAGTTGAAGCAAAGAATGTGACGGAGATTGAAAAAGCAAGGTTTTATGCAGAACTCAGATTGCACGGCCATATTCAGGGCTGGAAAGACGGATGGGCAGCTCATGCCTTTAAAACTAAATTTGGAACCTGGCCCAAAAATTTACCACGATATCAAGCTATAACCATAAGTGATGAAGTGAAAAAGTTTATCAAACATTTGAGTATAAAAAGGGCGCGAGGATTTTATGGCAGGAAGGCTTCTTGAAACTATATTACCCAGTTTTGAAACTATATTTCTTGAAACTAGATGCGGTACTTTTGAAACTATATTGGGTATTTTTGAAACTATATTCTTGAAACTAGATTGCTATTTCTTGAAACTATATTCAGGATTTTTGGGACGCGCATCACGCTATTGATCGTTGCTAAGTGTTTGATTCTAATGAATAAATTTGAATCGTTGATTAATCGATTAGAGAAACCAAAACGAAACGGTTTTAATGTCCGGGCTCGGTGTCCAGTTCACGGATCAAGCGGCCAAACCCTTTCGGTCACGGAG